TTTTCAATGGCTGCACCGTTCTCGTCAATGATTTTCATGGTTCAAAACCTCCTTTCTCAGGCCACGCGCCGCCAGATGTGCACATAGTAGGCGGCAGGCTGCACGGTGGCGCTGCGGCCGTAGATGGCATTAGACTTGGACGCATCCAGACTGAACTTATATACATCAGAAAAGGAATTGTATTCGCCCGTAGATGCGATCACGTTGCCGGCAGTGAATGCGCCGGATACCTTATGTTCACCCTTTTTTACATCCGCGACAAAAGAGCCTGTGATGTTCGGCAGTCCGGCCTTTACTGTGGTGCCCGCTGCGTGGCTACTGCTGGCACCCATCAGCACGCGCTCCGATGCGATCTGCTCCCATGTGCCGCCAAACAGGGCGGCAGGGCTGGTGGGGTCGGTGCTCTGGTAGATGCTGCCCACGGGAAAAGGATTCACGCTTTTCAGCAGTGCGTCCACCTCGGCACGGGTGTAAAAGCTCCTGCTGTCCACCTCGGCCTGCAGGCTGTCCAGCATGGCCTTTGCCTGCGTCTGCAGCTGGGCGGTGGGAATCCCCGTCACGCCGTCCCGCATCACGCCGCAGACGGTCTCGTCCGCGCGGGTGTCGGTGATGTCGGCGGCGGTGACAGCGGTGGAGCCTGCGGGCACCGAAATGGTGCACAGGCCCAGCTCGTACTGATTATGGTTCTGCAGGATATCGGGCGGCTGTGCGGCCACGGCAGGCGTGCCGGTCTTGAGCTTGATCGCCGCGATATTCTCCGAGGTGTCAAACTGCAACACGACGCGATCCACGCGGTTGAGGGTGTTGTCTGCTTCGGGGACGGTCAAGACGTTCTCTTCCCGGCTGCACACGGATACGCCTTTAAAGTCGTCGTAATTGATCCATGCAAGGCCGGGCGCAACGGTGATCTGCCGGGTACCGGTGTTACTGACAGCAAAGTTGGTCTCTTTGGAGTAGACGCCGGATGTGCGGGTGCACAGGTAGGTGGCCACGTCCTCGGCGCTGTAAACCACGCCGTTCAGCGGATATGTGATAATGCTCATTGTTTCCTCCTGATGATCGGGGTGCCGATCTCTGTGCTGACCGAGTTTTCACCTTTTTGGGAGCTCAGGGTCACAGAGGTAATGCGGGCAGCGGCCTGAATGTCCGTTCCGGGCAGGCTGGCCTCCACCACCATGCCCACCGTGATGCTGCCGGTGGGGGTGAAGCGGAAGTTTTCCAGCCGGGTATGTTTGGCAAGCTCCTGCTCGCCCTGTGCGCGCAGGGCGGCAAGATAGTCCGCCTGAGACTGGCCGCCTTCCTTCTTTTTGCTGGTAGCATCCACGATCAGCTCCCGCCGGGCAGAGCCGGTGTTCTCCGCTGCACCCACGGTGGCGGTGCCTTCCGCGCCAACGACCACGCACACATTTTTATAGCCCGTGATGCTCTCGGTATAGGTCAGGTCGGTCAGGTTGCCGTACTGCGGCGCATACCGGGCGTTCGGGTCGAGTTTTGGCCGGAACAGCTCAAACAGCAGTTTCGCTTTCGGCTGATCGAACCGCACCCGGAAGCCGATGTCCAGCTCCTGACACACCTGTTCGACCAGCTTCAGCAGGCTGCCGGGCTTGACCTCGCCGCTGTAGGTGTCCGTCAGTCCTGCAGCATCGCCCAGTTCAAGGCAGGGCCACGCAGCAGCACTGGATACCAGACTTCGCAACGTTTCCTCTGCGGCAAAATTGCTCAGGGTGTCCGTGTGACCGCGTTCATCCAGAATGCAGGCGGCGTCTTTTGCGGCGATCACCAGCTTGTGGTCGGATTTCTGGGCCGACACGATGCGCATGAGCCGGTCGCTGCCCACCAGCCAAAGATACCGGTCCGGGCGGCACAGCGCCTGCAAAGCGGTCGTGTCGTGCAGCTCCAGCTGTGCACCCTGGGTGTCGCTATAGACGTTGTAGCGTTCCGGCCAGACCAGCGAGACCCAGCTTTCAATGCGGCCCAGCAGATTGAGCCGGATATCATAGACGCAGATGCTCTTGTGCCCGGATGCTGTCAGTGCAGAAATGATCTCAACCATTGGAACCCTCCGTGATGATGGTGGAATACGCTGCGTGCATGGTCAGCGTCAGGAAAAGCCAGCCGTCACCGGATTCTGCGGTGCGCTGCCATGCCTGCACACCGTGATACACCGTCCAAAGGGTACTGCTTCCGTCAAGGATGGAGAGCACGTCGTAGGCTTTGCCGTCAATGAGCTGCTGGACCCGCAGCAGGTCGTTTTCGCGGTAGACCTGCAGCTCGTCGCCGTCCTGCAGGGTCGTAACAAAGCGCAGGTATTCGCCCGTTTCCGGGTTAAGGACGCCGGGATTGACCACGGGCCCTCTGGCCGACAGTGAAAGCCGAAAGTTCTGGGTATCCAGACCGCTGTTGACGATGCGGATATAATCGCCCTGCTCCAGGATGCCGAACTGGTGCGCGTCGTAGCACACCGGCAGGCGGAACACAGGTGTCACCTTGATGGTCGCGGCCAGCGTTCCCTCTACACTGTTCCAATAGGGGTTGGGGCAGTACAGCTGAAAGCTGAAGGTGGGCCAGAGCAGCGCCGCACTGATGGCCGGACAGCGCTGCACCTCGGCGTCACACCAGTATTTCCCGGCCACGGTGAAACGCCCGGTCACGCCCGGCGCAAACACGTCCCGCAGCTGACGCTTGCAGTAATCGGCATTGCGCAGGATACGCCCGGTGATGGTGCGGGTGACGCCGGAAATGCTGCGGCTCTCCACAGGAGCACCCACCTGCTGATAACCCTGACTGGTTTCCAGATCCACGGGCAGGCCGCCCAGCGGGTCACAGCTCCACAGCACGCTGGCCTTGTAGCCAAAGGCAAAGCTCTGTCCGGTGCTGGAGGTAAAAACAGCGTCAAACACCCTGCAGCACCGCCCTTTCCTGCTCATACTGTGCTTCGCGCATCAGGTCCGCCGCCGTCTGCGCCTTGCTGTATATGTACTGGTTCACTTCGATATTGGGCCGCTGGGTGCGCTGGGGCAGCGGAGCTTTCTTCTCGTAGTCCCACAGGCTGCTGGAAGCCTCGGTGATGGTGCTGCCTGCGGCGCTGCTGGAAGAGCTGCCCGTGCCGGGTGTGCTCTTTTTCTTGAAGGCACCGCCGAGCGATGCAACGATGCCCGCGATGACGGCAGCAAGGGCTACGCCCGCTGCGATCATCAGCAGAGCCTGCGGAGTGCCAAAGCCAGTAGGGAACAGCGCCATGCCGATGGATTGCAGCATTGCCACGAACGCACCGCCGATGGCACCGATCAGGCCGCCCAGCGAAGCCAGGATCTCCGGGAACGCAGAGATCAGACCGCCCTGCAGGCCCTTGCTGATGGCGAGCGCTGCCGCACTCAACGGACCCTGCAGACCGCCGAAAATGTCCAGCAGTGTGCTGCCCAGGCCGGAAAACTGGCTGACCACATCTCCAAAGCCGCCGGTCAGGCCGTCGAAGATCTGGGTGCCGAGGTCCCACGCGCCATTGGCCAGCTGGCTGATGCCCTCGCCCAGAAAACCGTTGACCTGCTGGATCAGATTCTTGCCGAAGTCATCGATCAGCAGCTTGGTCTCCGGTGCAAGACCGTTGTACAGGGTGGAAAGGACCCACTGCCCGACGCTGAGCCAGTCCTGACTCTTCACGGCTTTGTACAACGTGCCGAAGGTGCCCAGCACGCCCTTGTCGGCCTCGTCCTGCCAGCCCTTTACAAGGCCAGAAAAACTGTCGGCACTGGCCTTCTTGATGGTCTCGGCCACCTGTTCGGTGCCGTCGGCGGCAACGTTCTTGACCCGCTCGACCACCACAAGGGCACCGTCCACCACCTCATTGAAGGTCTCGGTGATCACCTTTTTGGTGGTCTCGGTGCCGTCGGTCAGTGTTTCCTTGATGGTTTTGGTGCTGGTAGCAATGCCGTTTACCACTGTGTCAAAGGTCGATGTGACCGAATTGGCCATCTCCCGCACCGTATCCATGGTCTGCTGCACGGTCTTTTTGCCATCGGCAGCAATGCTGGTAACGGTTTTGATATCCTTCAGCACACCGTTCACCAGCTGACGGCTGGTCTCGGTGATGGTTTGCTTCTGCTGCTTCTGACCGTTGGAAAGCACCTCGTTGGTGGTTTGGGTAGTACGGGTGATATTGCCCAGCACCTCGGTCACAGTGTCGGAGTAAGAGTTGACAACGGATGCAGCGGTCTTTGCCGCTGTGCCCGCTGCTTTCCCTGCGGCGGCTGCCGCATTGCCAGACTTGGTATAGGCCGGGATAGCGATATCCGCCACGGTCTGGGCGCTGTCGGCAAGGCTGGTGTTGGCGGAGGTCCAGTCGGCCAGTTCGTCACGGCTGGCAACATCGGCGATGGTAAAACCGGCAGTAGCTGCGGTAGCGATATCCGCCACTTTACCCTTGCCGGTCAGGCCGTTGATGAAGCTCTGAATCAGATTCTTGCCCCACTGAACCGCCTGCGAGGGCAGGCTCTTGATCCATGCCAGGGCGCTGGAAAAACCGCCCTTGAATGCAGCCAGCATGGAAGAGCCCATGCTCCTGACGCCGCTTGCCACGCCGGTGAGGATGTTCTTGCCGATGTTCAGCCAATTCACTGCAGAAATGACCGAAAGCACCGCCTGCAGGATCTTCTTCCAGTTGGCCAGCAGGTCGGGCACAGCCTTTACGATACCCACGCCCAGCTGCACCACCAGTGAGACGCCCTCTGCAAGGAGCTTCGGCATATTGTCGTTAATGATGCCGCAGATATTGATGATGATATCCGGCACATAGGCGATGAGATCTGGCAGGCCCGCGATCAGGCCGTTGGCCAGCTGGGTGATCATGTCCAGACCGGCGTTCACGAACTCCCCGGCATTTTCCCGCAGGTTTTCCGTAAAGGAAAGCAGCTGCGGCAGAGCATTCGCCAGAAAATCCGGGATGCCTTGTGTGAAGCCCTGCGCCAGAGAGCCGAGAAGCTCAGTGCCGGTCTGCACCACTTCGGGCACAAGGCCGTAAATGACCTGCGGGATGCCCTGCAGCACGTTGCCGATCATGGGCAGCAGGTTGCCCACAAGGTAGGTCCGGGCCGTGTCCGTCAGTGCCTGCAGGGGTGCCGTCAGGTCTGCGCCGGTGCTCCAATTGCCCAACACGTTCTGCGCCGCTGCCTTCATAGCCGCAAAGCTGCCGGTCAGGGTCGTTGCAGCTTCTCTCGCCGTTGTGCCGGTAATGTCCATCTCCCGCTGAATCACATGGATGGCGCTGTACATGTCGGCCAGATTGCCCAGATCATAATGGACGCCGGAGATCTTCTCGGCATCGATCAGCAGACGCTGCATCTCGGCCTGCGTGCCGCCATAGCCCAGCTTGAGGTTATCCAGCATGGTATAGTTCTGCTTGG